GGTCTTGTTTAATGGTCGTCAACAAATTGAACCTACAGATGTTTTCCTTGCTATTATGAGTGAAAAGCGTAGTTGGGCCAGTTATTATATTCAACAAGCAGAAATTGATAAAGACAAATTTTCTGATTATCTCAGCAACGAAATGGAAAGTGGTGAAGAAGAAGTGCCTGATACTCAAAGCGAACGTGCATTAAAAGCATTTACTACCAACTTAAATGAAGCAGTAAAGAAGAACAAAATAGATCCAGTGATTGGTCGTATTAGTGAACTTGAAAATATTGCCCTTGCAATGGGACGTAGAAACAAGAACAACGTAATGCTAGTTGGTGAGCCAGGTGTTGGTAAAACTGCTATTGCAGAAGGACTTGCTTTTAACATTGTTAAAGGTGCAGTTCCAGACTTCCTAAAAGATTACACAGTTTACAATTTAGACATTAGCAGTATGCTTGCTGGCAGTAAGTATCGTGGAGACTTTGAAGAAAGATTCAAAGCAGTATTAAAAGGTCTTGAAAAGAAAGGTAAAACTATTCTCTTTATTGACGAAGCACACATGATTAGTGGTGCCGGTAGTGCAGGCAATAGTGCTAACGACCTTGCTAACATGATGAAGCCAGCACTGAGCAAAGGCAATATTAAAGTTGTTGCAAGTACTACATGGGAAGAATACCGCAAGTACTTTGAAAAAGATCGTGCATTGATGCGTAGGTTCCAACGTATTACAGTTGATGAGCCAAGTCCAGAAGTTGCACTACAAATTCTCAAAGGTCTTAAAAAGTATTACGAAACACATCACAAAGTTAAGATTTTAGATGAAGCATTGAATGTTGCAGTCAAGTTAAGTGTAAAATATCAAAGTGATAAAAAATTACCTGATAAGGCCATAGACCTAATTGATTGTGCATGTTCACGTTTTAACATTAAACTTTCGGATGAACGCACTGTTGGTGAAAATGAGATTCAATATGAACTTGCACAAATGGTACAAATGCCCGCTGAAGCTATTGCAGAAACTGAAAGTGGCAATCTTGCTAACTTAGAAGAACAATTACAAACTGAAGTGTATGGTCAAAATTCTGCCATTACAGAACTTGTGGATAAAATACTGGTTGCTAGAGCTGGACTTAAACCTGAAAACAAACCCATTGGTAGTTTTGTATTCATGGGCCCAACTGGCTGTGGTAAGACTGAAACTGCTAAAGCATTGAGCAAACATCTTGGGGTTAAGCTGTTACGTTTTGATATGAGTGAATATCAAGAAAAACATAGCCTAAGTAAACTTATTGGTAGTCCTCCGGGATATGTTGGCTTTGAAGAAAATGCTGGCTTATTAATTACACAAATTCAAGAGAATCCAAATTGTGTATTACTGTTTGATGAAGTTGAAAAATCACATCCAGATGTTAGCACAATTTTGTTACAATTAATGGATAACGGATTTGTTACTGGATCAAATGGTAAAAAAGCAGATTGCAGAAACATTGTTCTTATTCTAACTACCAATGCTGGCGCACAGGCCGCGGAAAAGAATAGAATTGGATTTGGTGATCAGGAACAAGAGTATGAAGATAAAGAACTTAAGAAATTCTTTGCTCCAGAGTTCCGTAATCGTTTGGATGCCGTTGTGACATTTAAGAAACTTGGCAAAGAAACAATGGTAAAAATTGTCAACAAGTTTATTTCTGAACTAAGTATTCAAGTTAAAGACAAAGGTATTAAAATTAAGATTAGTAGCGAGGCAATTAACTTGCTTGTCAAGAAGGGCTTTGATAGCAAAATGGGCGCAAGACCATTGCAACGTACTATTGATCAATTGATTAAGAGACCGCTAAGTCGTATGATGCTGTTTGGAGATTTGAAAGACGGCGGATTGCTAATGATTGGCGTTGAAAACGATGCAATTACTTTAACTAAAAAAGTAAAACCTCAAAAGGTACAAGTTGTAGAACATGAAACTGAACTCGAAGATTCAACTCAAGGAAACTAAACGACTGTTTATGGACAAATACCAGTACAAAACTGTGCTGGTATGTCCTGTTGCAAGTTGGTTTCGTGGAGTTAATTTAGAGTACATTCGTGAAAAATTACTTGAGATTGAAAATAAACCTTTACCATTAGACACTCCCTTATGGAGTAAACTTAGGAATAGAGACGATCTTGAATATTGTTTAAAACTAGAACACGGATTATCAACAATAAAAGATTTTTCTGTTAGGGTTGAACATCCGTTAATAAGTTTGTATTCAAACAACATCAATGACATTGTCAGTATTAGCAATATAGATCCTGAAAGAGTAAAATACGTATCTAAACCAGGGGATGAAGTTAGACCCAAGTTGGAAAAAAATACAGTGTTCTTACCTAAAATCAAATATGGGTTTAAGATAACCTTGGGTAAAAGCACACATAGTCACGAAAACTTTGTCTCATGGGCGGCTAAATCAGAACACGTTAAGTTAACTAAGAGTTGCATCAGAGATCTTAGTAGGTCTAAGAGTTGGGGCGGCAGTTATTTTTATGCCAAGGATGAGCGTAGTATTACCATGGTTCGCATGTTTCTAACAGCAGAAATCAACAGAATCGACCGCGTAATAAACGATTTACCACAGTAAACAATCAATCTCCCTAATTGCTAATATCGATAAATATTACAACGGGAAGCCATGCGGCTTGTTGACTTGGTAAAATTATGAAAATAACAGAATTATTTGACAGAAATAAAATAGATAAAGAGTTTGGGCTTGATAAGATCAGCATGAAACACGGGCCAAACGACACAGGCAGGGTTGATGATGAACTAACATTTGACCTAGCAGAAGACCTTATCTATTTTATGCACAACAACGATGACTTTTATCGTAAGAACTTTTTCCCTGTAATACGTTTATGCAAAAAGAACTTTGATCAGGGCAATAATTTCAGTCACAGGGTTTTTAAACCAGTAGTGGAAAAAGCATATGGCATTTACCAAAAAGAATTTCCATTGAGAGAACTTAGAGATTCTCTAGAAGAAGAGATGATTGAAGAAGTTTGTAAGAAAATCCACGAAGCTGAAATGCTCAATATGCGTGAAGGAAATTACAAATGATACTTATAGAAGGCGGTAATATTTGGCCAGAATCAGAACCGTTTGATCAAGCGATTGCTCCTGAACTGGACCAAGCCACTGATAGATTACTACAAGGTACTGGTTTAAAAGTTCACATTATTGGCAGCGCGGCAACTCCTACTCCTGGAAAAATGAGTGGCGATTTAGATGTAATGACCGACATGGATCTAGTTAAAAAGTTTTTTGACATTCCTAAAATGAAAAAACTTGCTGACGAAGATAAAGCCGCTAGACAAGCACTTGATGATTATTTGCAATCCAAAGGTGTTAAAACATACAAAGCTGGTGTTACTGTACATATATTGTTGCCATTTCAAGGCAAGTTTCATCAAGTAGATATTAAAGTGGTACGCAAGGCAGAAAAAGTTGCCGCGTTCCACAGACACAAAATTCCCGCTGGTAGTCCTTACAAAGGCGTCAATAAACAAATGATGATGAATAGTCTTGCATCTAGTCAAGGTCTATTATGGAGTCCAGATGAAGGACTGTATAAGCGAGATGAGCAAGGCAAGAAGGCAGACTTTTTAAGTGATGACTTGGATGAGATTGCACAATATTTGTTGGGCAAGGGTGCCAATGCAGATAGTTTAGGCAGTGTTGAATCCATTTTAGCCGCAATTCCTGATGAAGCAAAGCGTAATGAAATATTTGACAAGGCCCGTAGTTCAGCAAGTTGGCAAGCCGCAACTCCTACTGTAGGAACTAACGAGTGGTTTAGTCGTATGAAAAGGATGCTGTCGTGAGATTAAGAGAACTATTTGAAGCGGCAGCTCCAGCAGTAGGTCGCAAATATCAACACATTGAAGATTTAGTTTTTACTAATGGCAGTGTTGGTGGATTACATGCCGTTGAACGTATGCGTAAAATGAGTCAACAAGGCGGCAGTATAGAATTAAAATGGGACGGTAGTCCAGTTATATATTGGGGCCGTGATGAAGCTGGTCGTTTTATGTTAATTCCTAAAAATGCATGGGACTACTTAAAGCGTGGCAAGAAAGAAACTACTAACGGTGTTAGTACTGTAATGACTAGCCCTAAAGACATTAGTAATTTTATTTTAAACACTGGCAAAGCTGAGCCGGGTAAAGAAAAACAACGCCAAGGGTATGCTGATCAATTGGCAAGT